CCCAAAGGGGATTGCCACTAGGTAAAATAGCAGGGAACTCTATAACTTCCCACTGGTCGGCACCTTTTTCTTGTGCCATTTTCTTAATTAATCTTCCTGTTAAATCTTTTTTAGACCAACGTGTCATAACTATAACGATTGCACCTCCAGGTTGTAACCTTTGACGTGGTCCAGTCATAAACCATTCGTATGCTTCGTCTAATGCTTTATCAGACATAGCGTCTTGTTCCGAATGTGGGTCGTCAATAATAAACAAATCAGCACCTCTACCCGCTAAAGCACCACCAGTACCAGCAGCATAGTATTCACCGCCTTTATTTGTTAACCATTTACCTGCACTTCTACTATCTGCTTTGAGTTCTGTTTCAGGAAATAATTGGTTGTATTCTTCGCTATCAATTAAATCCCTAACTTTTCTACCAAAATTAATTGCAAGGTCAGCCGTGTGGGTAGCTTCTATAATTTTTAGTTTTGGGTTTTTACCTAATAAATATGCAGGGAATAAATGTGAAGCAAATTCTGATTTCGTATGACGTGGTGGCATATTAATTATTAAACGTTTTAATTTACCACTAGCTATATCATCAAAGGCTTTAGCCATTTTTGCATGATGGTCGCCAGATATAAACTCTGACCAAATAGCTGTAACAAAATCTAAAAAACTACTTGTTGATTTTATTTGGTGTTCACGTTTTTCTAATTCTTCTAAAAGAATAGTGAACTCTTTAGCCTCAGCAGTTGTTAAATGGCTGAGGTCTATATTTTTTAAAGATTTTAATTTATCAGACAA